GGATAAACTTTAAATTTACGTTTAGCCTCTGCTTTTACCCTAGAGTATAACGCTTTATTTACAGGAACATTCACTACGCTTCTTACCTCCCTTCTTTTTCTTCTTTTTTTTCTTAGTCGTAGAATGGTACATAGTAAGAATTAGGTATCTTAATATATTCTAAACGAAGTTTGCCCTAGTGTCTCTGGTTTTGCAAGATTAAATTGTTGTAGGCAAAGATAACCAAAAGCATCAAAAGCATGGTCAACTCCTAAATTTTTATTTGGTAAGCCAGTATTAGGTGCATAAGTAAGTGTTCTTAATGCTTTTATCAATTCTTTACATCTTGGGTGTATAAAAGTTCTTTGATTACCATTTGCATCTAACAAAGCAGTATTAACAGCAGTTATTTTATCTCTAATCTTCCACGGACTTTTTGGACTCAAAACTGTAAAACCAGACCTTCTGAGAATCGTATGATCTGTAACTCCTACCCCACTTGTTTTTCTTGCACTACCAGTAGGATCAGGACAAGCAATAATTCTTCTATCAACTCCATACCTTCTTACGACCTCTTCTGCAAAATCCCAAGTGGTAGCACCACCCGTTAGCATGATCTCGTCAAACACATAGAGGTTATTGTCATGCTTATATGCACAAATTCCAGCCATCGGGTCAACGTTAAAGTCCAATCCCAAAAGCAAAGGCATCATGTGTAGATCTTGAATGTCTTTATCAATGTTCTCATCACTAAAACTAACAGCAACTAAACCAGTTAAATTCTCAAAACTAGCCTCAAACTCCTGTCTAAATGTCCTCGGATCTAATTGTGACCTGGCTGCTTCCACCTCCTCTTTCTTTACGTTACCCCCCTCTATCGTTGTAAAGCTCCACCTCTGCCAATCATCCCATTCCTGCTCGCCACAAAAACACCACATATCATAAAACCAACTTGCAGTACCATCAGGAGTACTAATAAACAAAGCCCAACCTTGTTTATCTGCCAATGCAGGTCTGATAACTTCAGCCCATACATCTCTATCCATAAATGCAGCTTCATCTAATACAACACCAGCTAAACTTCTACCTCTCAATGCCATCGCATTTTCTGTTCCTTTCAGTTCAATACTTGACCCATTAATCAAATCCAACCTTAAATCAGTTTCATTTTTACTTTGTACCCATACTTTTGGCACTAATTTCTTTAATTCTTTCCATGCAATATCTTTCGCCATACGATAAGTAGGAGCACAATAAAAATAAACTTCTCCAGGTCTATTAATGGCTCCTCTGAGCAGTTCAATACAGGAAAGGTATGATTTACCAAACCTTCTTCCTGCAACCAACACCCGAAATCTTTTGTCACTATTAAATACCTCCCCCTGAGCATATCTCAAACTTATATCATTTGCATTTTTAACTGCCATAACACCAAAAATAACAGAAAATTCAACTAATACCCTCTATTTATAGCCTATTCCTCCTTTTTTAGGTTATTATTCCAATAAATACTATAAAAAGTAAGTCCGTGGCTTCTTCTACTTTTCCTACAGATCAACCAATAGAACAACCTAAAAGAAATATTAGATTTCGTGCTCGTTCTTCCGCACAACAAGTACAAGAAAGATCACAACGTCTATACACCCGTCAGCTAGAAGGCAAAACAACAAGAGCTCTTGTCTTAGAACACGCTAAAATTGAATCCATTTCTGAAGTAACCGCATGGCAAGATTGGAAAAAAGTTAAAGAATGGAATAAAGAAGATTGGGAAAAAGATAGAGAAACTATGCTTCCTCGCTTACAAGCTATGAGAATACGTTTATTTAACAAAGCTGTTAAAAAAGGTCAGCTTCAAACAGCAGCACAAATTCTTGACTCCCTCGGCAAAGTAATAGGTGAATCCGTAGAAACAGTAAATATTCAAGCTCCAGAACTTGCTATCCGCATAGAACCAAAAAATTAATCAATATATATTTAAGTTCCCCACGCACACAAAAATAAAATAATATTTTGCAACTAGTCCCCCATAGCTACAAAATAAATTTTAATTCTAAGCTATCTGTAAGGCTGTAGAATAGGTTAAAAAGATTTATATATTATCTACTACCTCGATTAATTTAAACCCATTTACTGATGTAAATTTCTTAGCGTATTCAATAGCTTTATTTTTAGATTTAGTTTGAAAAATAAAACTATTAATAATTTCTATTGGATTATTTATTTTATAAATAACCTTGTAACCATTTTGTTTTTTTTGCATAGTTATTCTTTTTTCAATTCGCTTAATAGCATCTTGATCTAGTGTTTGACTCATAATAAGATTTTATTAACTATTAATATAATAACTGATAATGATATAAATATTTGTTTATGTAATAATTCTTAACATAGCATGATAATAGCATGATATGAGTTAATATTAATATTGAGTTTATTATTTTCTATTGCTTTCAAATTATCCTGTAGTAGTCAACAACAAAAAAGGATACAACAACACCTGAAATAAGTTGTAAAGCTATTACAAGACGTTTAAACAGCATTTAAGAAGATGATAAACGAATCAAAAAACAAATTAACTTAAAATCAAATCTTATGGACTACAATTCTATTAACACTCAATGGTACACGTTAGAAGAAAAAGACGTATGCGAAGTTGATCTAAAATTAGGTCATGTCACATTTAAAGATACTAACTTCAACACAAAAAGTTTAAGAATGGATAGTAACACTTTGATAGTTGCTATTTATGAGGCACTTGCAAGTTTGGTAGTTAGCAAAGATTATTCAACGTATGAAGAAGAAAACAACTTAGAAATTTTAAAAGGATTTGAAAGTACTATTTCAAATTTTATAAAAACAAGTGAAGAAAATAAAAAGAAGTGGGATAAATAAAAATGAAATTTATATTAATTCCTTATTTATTTTTATTCTTAATTCTTTTATAAAATTATGTCAATTCCAGTTATTCAAGGTTTAACAAATCAAGAAAAAACCTTTTACTTATCCTTTAGAAAAAAGTTACTAGAGGATAAGAAACAATATCAACAAAATATTAAACGTGGTGAGACTCAATATAAAAAGAGTCTTACTGCAACTAATAAAAATTTGAAATTACTTGATGATGTCATGTTATTTCAAAAGAGTGAATCAGAATTAAAAAAATAAATTAATTCTTTTTAGGTAGTCTTAAAAAACTACCTAGAAAAAATTAATTATTAACTTAATTAATTTATTTAAATCTTACTTTAAAAAACAATGTATCAATTAAAAGAAGATGTAAAAGAATACATCATAGACCAACTAGAAAGTGATGTTGGACTAGATCAAAATATTTATGATTTACATCATTATTTATTAAATCAAGATTATTTTATAATCGGATGTTATAAGGCTGAACAATGGTTAAAAAAAGATAGTATTTTTAATGCTATTGATAAAATAAAAGAATATGAACAGTTTAATTTTGGAGAAGTTACAACAGATTTAAGCTCTAGTGAATCAGTCGCCAATATGTTGGCTTATATCTTAGGAGAAGAGATTTTATGGGAAAATGATATTTATAATTTATTTAGTAAATTTCATAATGAATATTTAACAAAGGATAAAAGAGATTTATTAATAGATAGCTTGAAAGAGTCTTAAAAAAACTCTTTTTTAAAATTATAAAAAAATGAAACAAAAAATTAAAGTATCAATTTATGATTATTGGGATTATTTTTGGCAACAATTCAATTCAGAATATTATGAATTTTGTCAAGGTTATTCTGATTATGATGAATGTTATAAAAAAACAAAAAAATTAGTGGACTCTCAAATTGAGACTTGAATAAGTCTTTTTTTTTATTTATAGATATTTTTCTAACTATTGACAAATATATACAATAATATGCTATCATTTAATTAGTTTATACAAATCTTACAATGAATGAACTTAAAAAGTCTATTAAAGGCAAAAATCAAAAAACTGAACCTATGCATGAATGGGTATATCTTTCAATAATGGGAGAATATCTTATATGCCCAGATGAATTTTTGGATAATCCTAGAATTAGAGAATGTTATAAATTGAATGATGAAAAGGGATTAAGAAAAATTTTAGAAAGTGAGTATTAATTATGGATAGAGTATTTACAAAACACAATGATGCTGGGCATGGTTGGTTAGAAGTTAGTTATAAAGATATAACTGACTTAAATATTCAGAATGAAATTTCTGAATTTTCTTATATAAATAAAACTATTGAATCAGTTTTTTTAGAAGAGGATTGTGATTTAACTTTATTTTATAATGCTTATAAAGCTAAATATAATAAAGAATTAAAATTCCAGGTTAAAGAAGATTATGAAATACATCCTATAAGAAATTTACCTAGTTATACAAGTTGGCAATTTAATCTTTATTGGAACCCATTAAAGGGAAAAGAGTTAAGTGATTATTTAGATAAACAAGTCAAATTAAATAAAGGTAAGTGATTATGAATAAATTAGAATCAACAATACCTTTTGATGGTTTTTATGAATCATTTATTAGTGCTGATATAGATCATCAAATTGAACAAGATACTGAATATTATTCAGAATTATATGATTTAAATGAATTTGAAGAAGAATTATTATGTAATAGTTTTTTAAATATAAATTCTTACAAATTTTATAATCAAATAGCTAAAGATTATACAAATTTTTATATTGATGAACTTAATGAGAGATTAAAAGGATTTACATTAAAGGCAACTTATAAGTGTTTTTGTAGTCCTAGAGAATACAACTTTGAAACAGATAGAATTTTTATAGAAATAGAAGAAAATCATGCGGTAGATTTTATTGAACATATAGTTAAAAACTATAAAAAAGAGTTAGAAAAGAAAATCCAGGATATGTTTACAAGTAGATCAGGTTTTATTTCTTTTTATAAAAACAGTATAGATTTATGGACTAAAGATTTTAAAGAATGGGATTGTAATATGATAGGTACTTGTTTTGAATTATTTGACTTAGAAGAAGAAGATATAAATTATTCACTTAGAGAATATCTAACTGAAAGTATCAGTGAGAATTTATATGACACTTTAGATAAAGAAGGTAAAGATTTATTAGATAAGAAACAAAAAGAAAAAGACAAAAAAGAATTAATGGATAAACAACAACTTAAACTAAATTTTAATTAATTATGAAATTATCAACTGTTAAAGACTTAATGACACTTGCATTAATGAAAAGTGTAATTATTAAAGATACAACTGAATCACTTTTATTTCAAAAAGAGATTGAATGTCAAATGAAAATTATTGAAAATAAATTTTCTATGTATTTTATGGAAGAATGTAAAAAAAATGCTGAAAAGTATTTATGGGATAGTACTGATAAAGAGTTTGAAGAATTAATTAGTAAATATCCAGGTGGATTAAGTGCGATTACAAAAATAGATTTTAGAGGTATAGAAGAATGAAAAATAAACCAAAAGCTAACCTTTATATGCTTATAAAGATAGAAGTTGATGACGATAAATTTCCAAATGATGATGTAATAGAGGTAGGATGGAATAGAAATAAAGAAGATGCTATTCAAAAATATATTGGAGAATTTTGTAAAAGAAACAATGCTTTATGGATTGATTTTTACTACAATGCTACAGATGAAAAACTGCCTATTAGATCAAATTTTGGAGAATATTGGATAGAGGGAGAAAATAGTGAAGAATGTAGATGGGAAATATGTGATAACTACTATTTACATTACGATAATTAAGAGGAAAATCAATAATGGTAAATATAAATCCAAATAGAGAATCATGTATGGAATACATGAAAGAGTTAATTAGAAAAGGATTAACTGAAACTGAAGTAATAAAAGAATGTATTAAAGGCTTTGATGGTGTTCATAAGAGTACTTTTTATGATTGGTATGAAACAGTTGTTAATGAATCAGATATACAAAAATGGGATGAAGAAAATAAATTAGAAATTTATGATAAAAGGCAAGATAAAATCAATTTAAAGTATCAAATATATTTAGACCAAAAAGCTATATATACCAATAAAGAATCAAGTATGGATGATAAGGAAAAAGCAATGAATATATTATTATCTCACTTTTTAAAAAGGGTGGATTAATTTACTGGCATTAAATCTTTTTTAGGTGAATTAGTTAGGATTTATGTAAGCCCAGTACCTTCCAAAAACGAAAATTCGGTAACGAAAATCTTATGAAAATTGATGTTTACACTCTTTTACCAGATAGAGTAAAAGAATATATTGCTGAAGAAATCAGCGAAGCATTAGCTAAAAACAATATTGATAACTCAGCAATAAGTTGGGATATTGATTGTAATGTTTTAGATATAGAGGAGGATTTATAAAATGATTTTAAATCTTACAAAAAAAGAATCTCAGTTATTAGATGATGTATTTACATACATGATTGATTATATAAATGATGATTGTTTTACTCATGCTGATAGAAAGGCATATGAT